TCATCCGTTACGGGCACAGGTGTGTTTCCACGAATTCGTGGCACCTTAGTAAGTCTTATGAATCCTGAATCTGAGACTACATAGCTTGATGAGACATTGCTGGGTATGCCATTTCTGCGATAAGCTTCATACAACTCACAGTAAATTGGCATGTCCCCATACAAAGCGTGACCACCAACACCAACCTGATAAGACCATTGTCTGAAACCAAGCTCCGTGTTAACGGCCAAGGACATAGCGTCCTTGCCAAATGCGGAAACGGGCTGCCGAACCATGACCCAACTATCCGTTGATGCGCACGTCATCACTGGCTGCATTTGGCAAAACTCAATATGCTCAAACGTAGTAGCGGTGCTCTCAAGCTTCATCTCAAACCCATATGTGAGGAACCACGTGTCCAGATTGGCAACCTTGGCTAAATCGGCTCTCTCAATAATTAGAACACAATCATCACCATTGTTGGCAAACTGGGCGTTAATTCCAACACTACGCACGTATTCCAACACCAATTCGCACATGATCAAACAATTGCCAAGGGATGTGTTCATGTCTCCACTCGCCCTGGTACCATCGACCTTGTACTCAATTTTGTGTCCGTCAACGAACGCATACCCTCTGTTGTTCAGCTGCATCTTTAGCAGGGCTGCAAGCTCCGGATTGTACCCGAATAATTTCTTGTAAATGCTATGCTCCCAAATGAGAGCATCCCTGCTAACGTGTTGGTCAAAGCGGCTGGCGTCAAGCCCCAATGCCACGGGGTCACGCACTCTATTCCACTTCAACCGCAACTGATGAGCAACCTCCTCAACAGTCAAGCCCTTCATCACGACTTTCTCGCCCTCCATCACCCCCCACTCCTCTGCTAGAGCATGATACAGCTTCTCCTCTACGCAGCGGGTAAATCGCCCTAAGGCTATATTATAAACAGGCGTGCGAGGCTGTATAATCCGGGGCGCTGGATCAGCCTTTTTCGTGAAATTGATTTTCTCAAATTTCACAAAACACTTGATCTTAGCGTCTCTCGCACTCCATCCTCTCTCAACATACAATTTTGCTGCACGTGTGTACAAAGCTTTCTTGTTGGCAGGACACTGATTGACAAACTCATCGCAAGTCAATGGGTCAAACCACCCAACGTTGATCACTTTGGTCGCGAGCCGTTTCGCAACGTATGAGAGTGACCTCCAAACACCCTGGTGTGGCTGAGGTGTTGGAACCAACCCCTTAATACCATCAACGCATGCCTCCACATTGAAGACGCGTTCGTTAAGGGCCCGGAGGAGGTTGGGGAGGTCATTGTTGTGTGCTCCATAGTCTACACGACTAGACAGGGTGGGAGCAACTATCACCTGCCTAGTCTTTGCTGGGGCCGCACCCACATGCTTTTTGACTGCTATTCCCTGAAGGACAGTTCCGTCGTGGTACTGGACGGACGTTGTCGTTCTAGCAGACATAAGCACGAGGCACCCCTACGCAACCTCTTTGGAAGCCGACTGAGCTAACCTCTCATAGAAGTCATCATACTCAGTACGGATAAAATAAGCGGTCTCCATTCCCCTACGAACCAAAGCGGAATCAGCACGATTTAACTTAACAACCGTCCATCCTCCCCTACCGTCCGGAATCTCAACCCCCTTTTCTATGGCCTCCTTAATGTGGCTGCGCGTGGCCAATGACAACGCTCGCATGTCCGCAGCGCTGTTTGTGAAAGTGAAAGGTGCCTCTGCCTTAAGCTGCTCAGTCAATACCTTGACCAGCTTAGCAACCTTGGCAAACTTATTCGCTGCCCTGTGTCTCGTGCTATGTGCACGAGGCCCAAGGCAGTGATCCACCCTCAACAACACTGACTCCGCCAGCCCCAATTTGGGCGGGACGGTCACATTGTCATCCCCCATATCATCGATGCCCTGATAAAGCGCCAATGCTTCAGCAGCGTGCACATTCTGCAATCTCTCATCACGAAATCTCGTGATGCCAACCAAATCCTGTATCGACTTGGTTGTTACATGCATGTGATTGTGTCCGCTGCTTGGCCCATGGGCCACCAATTTTGTATTGCCTAGCCTGTACATCATGATCGCTGCCTGCAATTGTGTAGCTGATCCATACAAGCAAGGCTGAAACCGGGTCATGGACGTCACTCCAAACCCGGCCAACATGGTGTCGCCTAGTGCCATGGTGTTTTTCCCCAGCAAGCTGGTTCTGGAT